GAGGGTGAGCGCATGAAGCACATTATTGAAGTGAGCAGAAGAAAGCGCACTAAGGTTATGTACAAGCAATGGGACAATCCAAACGAGGAGAACATCAACACCCAGCAATTAATTAACGATATAAGATTTGGAAGGCTATGAACGACATCACAAGAAAGATAACCATAAACGGCATACCTTACACCATTCACATAACTAAGTGGATGGGTAAGGAGTGGAAACTAACCGTACTGGAGGCAAGGAACATCTCTAATGTATTCAACCATACACCCGATAAGTGTATTGATAGTCTTAAAATGCAATTAAAATTGCAAGGAAAAAACGTAGAAATAGAATAAAATACTACTATTGCAAAAAAATCATGTGCGAGATGATAAACAAAATTAAAATAAGCCTTCATGACACGTCACTCGCACTGGCGTTCGTTGTGGGGGCTTTTACTTTTACAAAATGGATTATAAAGATTTTTTAGATAGCAAACGACACTCAATAGGAAACTTTGGGTTTGATGCTAATTATTTGCCCGAAATGGCTTTTGATTTTCAAATGGCTATTATTGAACGTGCGATAAAAAAAGGTAGAATGGCAGTATTTGCCGATACTGGATTAGGTAAGACACTTATTCAACTATCAATAGCGAAAAACATAGTAAATCACACCAATAAAAACGTGCTGATACTTACACCACTTGCAGTAGCTTTTCAGTTTATTTTAGAGGCAGAAAAGTTAGGAATTGATGACATTGAGTATTCAAAAGATGGTAAGCACTCAAAAAAAATAGTAATCTGCAATTACGAGCGATTACATTATTTTGACAGTTCTAAGTTTGTTGGTGTTATCTTAGATGAAAGTTCAATACTTAAGAACTTTGATGGTAAGATTAAATCACAAGTAACCGCATTTGTGAAAAAAATACCATACAGATACTTAAGCACAGCGACACCAAGTCCTAACGACTTTATTGAACTTGGCACAAGTAGCGAGGCACTTGGTTACATGGGTTACATGGATATGCTCACAAAGTTCTTTAAGAACAATCAAAACTCGGTAGATAGCAACAATAGAAACATAGGGGAAAAGTTTTACCTAAAACCACATGCTGAAAAAGATTTTTTTGCTTGGGTAAATCAATGGGCAATAATGGTAAAAATGCCAAGCGACTTAGGATTTTCAAACGACAGGTACAAACTACCCGAATTGATAGTAAATCAACACATAGTAGAAAATCAAAGTTTAATAAACGTAAATGGTCAGGTTACCATGTTTACACCAATAGCTAAATCAATGACTGAGGTACGATTTGAGCAAAAGCAAACCGAAGAAAAGCGTTGCGAACGTGCTATTAAATTGGCAAATGGTAAAACTTCTGTTTATTGGTGCAACACAAACAATGAAAGTGCAATATTGAAAGCACACGATAAGGAAGCGGTAGAAATTATCGGTAACCAATCGATTGAGAAAAAAGAAGAAATACTACTTGCCTTTGCTAATGGCGAAATAAAAAGACTAATCACTAAAGCTAAAATGACTGGAATGGGTTTAAATTGGCAACATTGCAATCATTCGGTATTTTTTCCTACTTGGAGCTATGAACAATACTACCAAGCAATAAGACGTTTTTGGCGATTTGGTCAAAAAAATGATGTTGTAATTGACATGGTAATATCAGACGGCCAAACAAGAGTATTAGAAGCATTACAACAAAAAACACAAAAGGCAATTGAGTTGTATGAAAACCTAACTAAAAACGTAAACCAATCTTTTGAAAACAAGACTAAAGAATTTAATCAACAAATATTAACTCCGAAATTTTTATAACAATGGTAAAAAATCAAATTCACACAGACAATTACAGCATTTACAATTCAGACTGCATGTATGTTATGCCTCAAATAGGCGATGAAACAATTGACCTATCAATTTATTCACCTCCTTTTGCAGGTCTTTACAATTATTCAAGTTCAGAAAATGACTTCAGCAACTGCGAAAACAAAGAACAATTTTTGGATCAGTACGAATTTTTGGTAAAGGAAATTGCAAGGGTAACAAAGACAGGTAGAATTACAGCAGTACATGCAACCGATGTTTTTGATAACACATGCCGACTTTGGGATTTTCCACATGAAATTATTAGAATTCACGAAAAGTATGGTTTTGAGTATCGCAATAGAATAACCATTTGGAAAGAACCGCTAAAGGTCAGAATGAGAACAATGGTTCAATCATTAATGCACAAGTTTATAGTTGAAGACTCGACAAAGTGTTTTACCGCGATGCCAGATTACGTTTTAGTGTTTACCAAAAAAGGAGAAAACAAAACACCCGTAGTTCATTCGTTTGGGCTTACTCACTACGCTGGGGATGTTCCAATTTTACCAAACATATTACAAGCGTGGAATAATGCTAATGAAAGCGACTTAAATGAAAAAGAGTTGTGGGATTATTTAAACACCAAATTTGAAGACCACAAAGACCCAAAATCAAATAAATTGAGTCACTACATTTGGCAACGTTACGCTTCAAGTGTGTGGGATGACATTAGAATTGACAATGTACTACCTTTTAGAGATAGTAAAGAAGAAGATGATGAAAAGCATGTTCACCCTTTGCAACTTGATGTTATTGATAGACTTGTTGAGTTGTATTCAAATCCAAATGAAGTAGTATTGACTCCGTTTATGGGTGTTGGTAGCGAAGTGTTCAGCCCAGTAAGTTTAGGCAGAAAGGCAATAGGAATAGAATTAAAAGATAGTTATTTCAAGCAAGCAATACTAAACTTGAAAGAAGCCCCTTCAAGATTCAACGCAGAAAGTAAACAACTTTCACTTATTTAAACATGCCCGCAAAACTACCCCTAACCCCCGAACAAAGACTTGAGCATTTTATAACTCAAATAGACAAACGTAGAGTGCTTGAGTCCGTTACGTTCGGAACAAATAATAAAACACTATACAAAAGGCTTCACACCTGCATAGGTAACCAAAACAGAAGTAAAGTACTTAGAGAGTTAATTGACATAGGTTTGAAATCAAAAGGATATTAGTACATTTGCATAAACTTAACCAATGGTAAAGAGTAGTAAAGATTATATCGATTTTATTTTAACCGAATTGAAGAAAGGCAACATCAAATTTAGTGATGTTGCTTTACTTTTCTTTACCAAATTTAACTTGAGTAAACCTACTTTCTCAAAGTATTGGAAAATAGCCAATGAAAAGCACGCAGAATTTATCAATAAGCGAGAAACAAAGATAAATGAGGCTACCATACACCAAGCAATCGAAACGCACTCTAATGGCTTAAAATCGAAAAGTGAAAGGTTGATGAACTTGCAAAAGCAAGCGGATGACATTCAAAGGATGCTAGATAGTAACATCACACCGGACATCGTAAAGTCACCGAAGCAACTTGAGTACATGGAAATTGAACGAAAGCTAACGTACATCGAGAGGTCGCAACTTATGAAAGCATTGCGCGAGCTTCAAGCAGAGATAAGCAAGATAGAGGGTGACTATGCAGCGACAAAGACACAAATTGAAGTAAAACAAGAGCAACCACTATTCCCCGATGTTCAGACGAACAACAACGATTAATAAACTTTTAGAACTTACCAATAGGAAAAAGGTAATACAAGGTGGCACATCGGCAGGGAAGACTTATGCCATCATCCCTATTCTTATCGATAAAGCAGCTAAAACACCAAGGCTAGTGATAACGGTTGTTGCCGAGTCAATACCTGCGGTCAGAAATGGTGCGGTGCGTATCTTCCAAGATGTAATGCACGATACTAACCGATGGATTGAGGACCATTGGAGGGCTAACCCGATGGAGTATAAGTTCAGCAACGGATCAATCATTCAGTTCACATCCTTCGACACCCAAGGCAAAGCAAAAGCAAGTGGCAAACGTGACATCTTATTTCTCAACGAAGCTAACCACATCTCATTTGAGATTGCCGATGCGCTAATGGTAAGGTCAAACGAGATATGGATTGACTTCAACCCCGATAATGAGTTTTGGGCGCACACAGAAGTAGTGACAGAGCCAAACACGGACTTCTTAATACTTACTTATCATGACAATGAGGCTATCCCACCCGACATAAAGAAGGAACTAGAACTAAAACAAGAGAAGGCTAAGACATCCGAGTACTGGGCTAATTGGTGCAAGGTCTATATCGATGGGCAAATAGGTACTTTGCAAGGTGCTATCTTCCAAAATTGGAGCGTTGGGGAATTTGACAGCTCACTTCATCACGTTTATGGGTTGGATTTCGGGTTTTCAAACGATCCCGATTCACTTATTAAGGTCGCAATAGACAAAAAACGAAAATTGATTTACGCTCAAGAAGTATTTTACAAAACAGGCAATTCAACCGAACAACTAATTCAACTACTAAGAA